GGAATGAAATGGATGATCTTGGTGGCGCTCCCGTGATGGGATTTGAAGAGGCGGTCAGGAACGGTCAGGGCGGCGTGAATGAGGACACGGCCGTTCCGCTTTTCTACACCCGGGCGATCAGGCGCACAGCGAAGAGCGAGGCCGCTGGAAGGGACATATTCGAGGACATCCCATACGTTCGGATCGTCATTCCCGGGCAATACGTCGAGGCGATGGACACGCCGGTAACGGAAGAGCACCGTTTGCGCTGGCCGGATCAATGGAAGGCATTCGAGGCCAACCAGGAGCAGCCCACCATCGGGACGCCCCTGGAGTCCTGCCGCCTGATCCGCCCCGAGCAGATCGCCACGCTCAAGACCTTCAAGGTGATGACCGTGGATGCCCTGGTCTGTTTGCCCGATCCGGTAATTTCTAAATTGGGCCGGGAGTATGATAATCTTAGAAACGATTGCAGGAAGTGGCTCCAGGGCCACACGGAAATGGTGGCGCTCGGCGAGAAGGTCGAGCGGCTCGAGGAAGAGGCGAAAGAGGCGATCACCCTCAAGGGCACGATGCAAGCCAGCAACGAGAGGCTGACCCTGGATGTAGCGAAACTGGAAGAGCGAAACGCGGAACTGAAAAAGGAGCTGGACGAGGCGCACGATAGGATTGCAAAATTGTCCAGGCCAAGAGCAAAAAGAAGGGCTTCAAAGAAGAAGGAATAGGCCAGTGCACGGGAAGGGGAAAGCCGCTGCAAAGTGAGCCTTCTCACCATGATCGAGCAGATGAGCAGGGAGAACGGATACCCGGTTCCCGGCACGGTCATAAATAACGCCGATACCACGGTCGTCAGGATGATGGCCAAGATCAATCAGGCCGGAAAAGAATTGAGCGACCTGATAGATTTCACGATCCTGACGAAAGAGCATACATTCTCGACCGCAAGCGGGACGGCGGAATATGCGCTGCCGTCCGATTTCCTGCGCTTCAAGGGCCGGACGCAATGGGACCGGACGAACACGCTGGCCTACGCCGGACCGCTGACGGCCAGGGACTGGCAGGGCATAAAAAGCGGGGGTGCCGTCCTATCGCGGCCGCCATCCTTCCGTGTGAAGCCATCGAGCGCTGTCAATAAATTCTTCATCGAACCGGAACCCACCGCAACCGAAACGCACGTCTACGAATACATAACAAACGAATGGGTACAACTCGCCAGCGGGCAATCGGAGTATTTCGATTTTTCCGGGGAAACCGTTGCGGACACGAATACATCGCTGATCGATGAAGAGCTGCTGAAATTATACGCCACCTATATGTTCCTCGAATCCGTGGGTCTCCCGTTCGCAGCCGCTCAGATGAGGGCCGAGAACCGCATGGACCGATTCGTGGGCCGGGATGGGGACGTCCCGTCCCTGAGCCTGGATGGCCGCCTGGAGCCGTTTTATTTACACGCATATTCCAACGACAGGAGTTTCGGACTGTGAGCCTGCCCGCAGTTGCCATCAGACGCGCACGGGCGCGCCATGCGGCCATATTCAATGAAGGGCGGGGACAGGTATCCCTCATTTCCCGTGTGGCCCCCCATGGCGGCCTGAATACGCGGGACTCCTTCGGCTCTATCCCCCAAAACGATGCCCGAGTTATGGACAACGTATTCCCCGAGCCGGGGGCCGTTGGTGTGCGGAAGGGCTTCACCTTGCACGGAACGGGCGTGGGATCGGGGGACGTGAAAACCATCGCGGAATTCAATGATGGCGCAAACTCGCGAATGGTGGCCTTCTCTGATACGGCGGCATTTAACGCAACGACCGCCGGGGCGGCGAGCAGCCTGAAAACCGGACTGACGTCCTCGGGCCGATGGGACTGGGCGAACATGAACGGGGAGATCGCATTCGTGGACGGCGTGAATGTGCCCCAGAAATGGGACGGATCGACCTGGGCGAATCTCACGATATCGGGCAGCGGCCTCACGGTGGCGGATATCACCGGCATCCAGGTATTCAAGGAGCGCTCGTTCGTGTGGACAAAGGATTCCCCGGATTTCTGGTATTCAGCGGTTCTTACCCTTGGCGGCACGATGACTATTTTCGCCCTCTCGAAGCTCGGGTCCGTCGCAAGTAAGGGCGGAAAGATCGTGGCAATCGAACCATGGACGGTCGATGGCGGGTCGGGGCAGGACGATTTCTTTGTCGTGATCATGTCCACGGGCCAGGTCGTCGTCTATTCGGGGACGGACCCATCCGATGCCGCGAAATGGGCGCTCGTGGGCGTCTACGATATGGGCCGGCCGATGTCCCGCGATGGATTCGTGAAGCATGGAGGCGACCTCACGGGCCTCCTGGGCGGCGACTACAAGCGGATCACTGCCGAGACGCTAAGGACCGGGGAACTGCCCACGAACCAATCGAAAATGAGCGGCCTTGCGGCCGGGGCAGTTCGTGATTATTCGGACAACGATGGATTCCAGGCGATCTTGAGCGGGGATAAACTGATATTCAACGTCCCGGTGTCGAGCGATCAATTCGAGCAGCACGTCCAGAATATAGCTACACAGGCCTGGTGCCGATTCCAGGGTCTTAACGCGAGGGCGTGGGGAGAGTTCGGGGGGGATCTCTATTTTGGCGATGGGCTGGGGAATGTAATGAAGGCGTTCTCGGGATATTCCGATGCGGGGAATGCCATAAATTGGGAGGTCCGGACGGCCTGGGATGCGCTGGAAACGCCCAAGCTGAAGCGCATGACAGGCGTTCGCCCCTTCGTGACCTCCGAGGGAAGCATCGGCTTTAACAGCGGCCTCGCATACGATTTCGCTGATGTATTCACACCCGGCGAGGACGCGGTATCGCAATCAGCCGGAGCGGAATGGGATGTGGCGTCCTGGGACACGGCCGATTGGGCGCCTGATATCAGCGCTCAAAAGGATATGCTCGGCGCATCGGGCCAGGGCTTCACTGTGTCCCACCGGATGAGGGGTGCGACGACGGATCAGGAAGTGAAATGGTACAGGACTGATTATCTATTCATTCCCGGAGGATTGGTGTAATGGCAATAAATCGGCGTTTTCGGTTGCCCGGGGCATCTCAAGGAACTCCTTTGCCGGGCGCTCCTTTCGTTCCGGCAAGCCCAAGCCAACTCCGACAACAATATCCTGATGTCCTGAGACCGCCACTCCCCCTCGGCGCTCCTGGGGGACCGACACAGCCCCAACTTGGTGGCCTACTCATGATGGGTGGACCACCCGGTGCTCCGATGGCTCCTGGTGCTCCAGGACCGGGCATGGCCGATGCAGGTGTCGCTCCGGGTCCGGCAGCAGCAGGCCCAATACCACCCATCCCTGGGGTTGAAGGATTGCCCCCCACAGGACAACTCACACAGCAAGGAATGCTCCCTGGCGGAGCGATGGCGGGAGGTGTCCCTGCCGGCGTGGGATCGACACCCGCAACCAATGCAGCAGCCGGCCTCTTCGGTCTTGGTGATATCGACCCCTCATCCCCACAAGGGTTGATGCTTCTCCAGATGGCCGCGAACAGGATTAACCAAACAACGCCATCCGGGCGCCTGGAATTCACGGGGCCGGGCCGATCCGAATCGGAGCTCACGCTATCGCCCGAAATGCAGCGCATATTCGATCTCGAAGTTGCGGCAGCGGAGGCGGCGAAACTTCAGGGGACGGCAGCGGTCGGTTCGCTCGATTACGGGGCGGACTTCGGGGCGTCCCGCGATGCGGCGACAAGAGCGGCATTTGCCCGGGGACGGGGATTGCTCGACCCGGTATTTGAGTTGCAGGAAAAGCGCCGCCGCACGGACCTGATCAACCGGGGGATTGTCGAGGGTTCCGAAGCATTCAGAACCGATATTCGAGAAAATATTTTCGATCCCAGGGAAAAGGCGTATCTCGCTCTCGCCCAGGAGAGTATAGGTGCCGGACTAAAGGAATTCGCGACACTGGAAGATGCGCGGACGGCCCGCGTGAATCAGGCAAAGGGGTTGCTGGGTCTTGGCGGAGCGGAAGTGCCGGAATTGAGGGACTTCTTCGCGCCCTCGGAAATCGACGTGATCGGGGCCGAAACCACGGCTATCGCCAGGG